TATGGGTACATTCCCACTTCGGAACTAACGACATAGATGACATCTTTACTAAGCTTCGTTTCATGATTATAGGATGTGATTGCAAGTGGGTGGTCGTTGACCATTTACATATGTTAGTCAGTGCTGTACATGAAGGAGATGAAAGACGAGCCATTGATACTATCATGACTAGACTAAGAAGTTTGGTAGAAGAGACAGGTGCAGGAATCATTTTGGTTTCACACTTACGTAGAGTTGATGGTAACAAGGGTCATGAGAATGGTATTGAAGTATCACTATCTCATCTAAGAGGTTCAAATAGTATTGGACAGCTTAGTGATTGTGTGATAGCATTAGAAAGAAACCAACAAGCAGATGACCCTGATGAAGCTAGGACTACAAGACTAAGAGTTCTTAAGTCTAGGTATACTGGTGATGTAGGTCTTGCAGCTAGAGTAATCTATGATGCCGAGACTGGTAGACTATCAGAACTTTCTGATAATGATATAGAATTTGACAACAGTTTAGATGAGGCATTTTAGTTATGGATTTAGTATTTGACATAGAGACAGATGACCTGAAGGCAACGCTGATACATTGTATTGTAGCACAAGATGCAAACACAGGAGAGATATATAAGTATCCACCTGATAAACTATCTGAAGGTTACGAACTTTTATTGAAAGCCGACAGGTTAATTGGACATAACATTATAGGATTTGATATACCACTTGTAGAAAAGTTTGGTAAAATCGATCTTAGTGGTAAAGAAGTTATAGATACTCTTGTACTCTCTAGGCTATTCAATCCTACAAGAGATGGTGGACATAGCTTAGAGAAGTGGGGATACAAACTTGGTCTAGCAAAGATAGACTTTGAAGACTACCTAAACTATTCTCCTAAGATGTTAGAGTATTGTGTGCGAGATGTACAAGTAAATACATTAGTATATAAATCACTTCGCAATGAGTCGAAAGGGTTTAGCAAATCTTGTATAGACCTTGAGCAATCTGTAGCTAAGATTATTAAACAGCAAGAAGTAAATGGTTTCATGTTTGATATGGAGTCTGCACTAATTTTATTAGCAGAGCTAAGAGAAAAGTCTCAACGTATAGAAGATGAAGTACACAATACATTCAAACCTAAATGGGTAGATGATAAGTTAGTCAAGCCTTACATTAAGAAGGATGGTAACTTATCTAAACGTGGTGTAACTGATGATGAGTATCAAAGATGTTTGGATACAAATAACTTTGAGCCTTTCATGAGACAGACTTTACAAGAGTTTAATCTTGGTAGTCGTAAACAGATTGGAGAATATCTTATTGACTTTGGTTGGAAGCCCGACAGGTTTACACCTACAGGTCAGCCTATAGTAGATGAGAAAACTCTATCAGCAGTTACACATATACGTGAAGCAAAACTTATTGCAGACTTTCTTTTGATACAGAAACGAATAGCTCAAGTAGATTCTTGGGTCAACTCTGTAGAAGATGATGGTCGTGTGCATGGTTTCGTTATACCTAATGGTGCTATCACAGGTAGGATGACTCATAGAAGTCCTAACATGGCACAAGTACCTTCTGTTCACAGCCTTTACGGTAAAGAATGTAGGTCTTGTTGGGTTGTAGATGAAGGTAATGTACTACTAGGTGTAGATGCCAGTGGTCTAGAGCTTAGAATGTTGGCACACTATATGAATGATGATGACTATATAAAGGAGATATTAGATGGAGACATACACACAGCTAATCAAAGAGCTGCAAAACTTGAATCAAGAGATAAGGCAAAGACATTCATCTATGCACTCATGTACGGAGCAGGAGATGAAAAGCTTGGTAGCGTGGTCGGAGGAAATACATCAGATGGTAAGAGAGCTAGACAATATTTCTTTGATAATAAGCCTACATTTAAGTCTCTTAGAGACAGAGTACAAAGAGCAGCTTCAAAAAAATACCTCAAAGGTTTAGATGGTAGGAAGCTTTACATACGTAATGCTCACTCTTCTCTTAACACTTTGTTACAGGGAGCAGGTGCTATCGTTATGAAGAAAGCATTAGTTATACTTGATGAGTTACTTGTACTGAACAACATGGAATATAAGTTTGTTGCCAACATACATGATGAGTGGCAGATAGAAGTTCCTAAGTGTCATGCCGAGAAGGTAGGTCAGTTGGCAGTAGATAGTATTGTCAAAGCAGGTACACATTTTAATCTTCGCTGTCCTTTGGATGGTGAATACAAGACAGGGAGAAGTTGGAGTGAAACACACTAAAGCTTGTACTAAATGTGGTATAGAAAAAGAATACACTGAAGAATTTTTTTCTAAGAGAGAGCATGGTAGACTGAGAGCCGAGTGTAGAACATGTTATAATAAATACTACAGAGATAACAATCACAGATACCTCAAAGCAAGTATGGTTTATGATGCAAAAACAAGAGCCAAGAAAAAAAATATGGATTTTAATTTAGTAAAAAAAGAAATACACTTTCCGGAAATATGTCCAGTTCTTAATATTAAATTAGTTCATGGTAGAGAAGACTGGAAAAGTTCTCCTACTATAGATAGGATAGACAACAACAAAGGATATGTATTAGATAATTGTATAGTTGTTTCTAATCTTGCAAACACTATAAAAAATTCAGCAACTCCAAGTGAGATATTAAAAGTTGGTAAGTTTTATAAGAAACTATATAAAGAAAAAGGAATTAAAGATGAGGCAAAATAATAATCATTGTGATAGTAGAAAAGGAGACATGGCTGAGTTCTATGCAGTAACTTGGTTATGGGACAATGGCTATGAAGTATTTAAAAATTGTGGATGTACAGGTCTTGCTGATTTAGTAGTTAGAGATTCTAAAGGAGATATAATTCTGATAGATGTTAAAACAGCACAGCCTCAACTACATAAGAAGACAGGTAATAATTTAACTAAATGTACAGGTAGAACTACAGAACAAGTTAAAGCAGGAGTACAGTTGTTAATGTTTAATTCACAAACTCGTAAACTTAAGTTTGTAAAACACAGAGAATAATATGACAAATAAAAAGAAAACACTTGACACATTAGTAGAAGACATCTATAATAAGATAGGCGTACTGGCTGATAATAAACACATCGACTTAGAAGAAGACACAATAGAACAGTTTGGAGAATCAATGAAACAGATTCTATATGACTGGTCTCATCCCACTCCTCGTGGTAAACCTTCTCTTAGAATGTCTAACATAGGTAGGAAAGAAAGACAGCTATGGTATGATATGAAATCAGAAGGCACTCCTGAAAGAATGCCACCCTCTTTATTCATTAAGTTCTTATATGGACATCTACTTGAAGAGATAGTTTTATTTCTTGTTAAGTTATCCGGACATGAAGTAACAAGTGAACAGAAAGAAATAACAGTATCCGGAATCAAAGGACACATGGACTGTGTTATTGATGGAGAAGTTGTTGATGTTAAGACTGCTTCAGGCTTTGCCTTTAAGAAATTTAAAGATGGTACACTGGCAGAGCAAGATGCGTTTGGATACATGGCTCAACTAGCAGGTTACGAAGAAGCAGAAGGTACAAACAATGGTGGATTCCTTGCCCTGAATAAAGAGTCAGGAGAGTTAGCTATGTTTAGACCAGATGACTTTGATAAACCAAATATCAAAAAGAAAATAAGTAGTGTCAAGAAAGCTGTTAAGCTTAAGACACCACCAGAAAGATGTTATAATCCTATACCCGATGGTAAGTCTGGTAACATGCAACTGCCTAAAGGTTGTGTGTATTGTAGACATAAGTTTGAGTGTCATAAAGATGCTAACGAAGGTAAAGGATTAAGAGTATTTAAATATTCAAATGGGAACAGATACTTAACTCAAGTACCTAAAGTTCCTAATGTTATAGAGGTAACACAAATATGAGTGGTAAAAAATCAAAACTATTAAGACGTAAAGCTGAAGGATTACTTATAAGTTGGATTCAAAGTATGACCCCTGAAGGAGAAGACGCTAGTAAAATTAATAAGAAAAACTTACATGAATTTTTACCACAGCAAACACACATCTTTGCTAACAATAGATTCATGATAAGTGCTTATAGTCTCAGATGGTTTTATAAAAAAGTAAAACAGAATCCTAACTTTCATTTGGAGGAGCTGAATGCCTAGAAGAGTACCAAGAAAACCAAGACCTAAGAAGGTTGGTGTACCTAAAGGGTATGACAGTTTATGGGAAGCTACGCTACACGAGACTGTTCTTCAAGAATGGAAACATCATTGGGATAACATTAACTATGTTGTTAAACATAAATACGAACCTGACTTTGTAAAAGTTATAGATGATAAAACTATTTTACTAGAAGCTAAAGGTAGGTTCTGGGATTATGCAGAGTATAGTAAGTACATACACATAAGAGAAGCACTACCTAAAGACTATGAGCTGGTATTCTTATTTCAGAAACCCTTCTCTCCGATGCCGGGTGCTAAGATGAGGAAAGATAAAACAAAAAGAACTCATGCTGAATGGGCAGAGACAAATAATTTTACATGGTATAGTGAAGATACACTACCAAAGGAATGGAAAAGTGAACTATAAATTTAACGAAGATAAAATTTTAAACGAAGTCAAAGCATATATTGGTAATACATATGACCAACACTATGCTAATGGTAAGTATCAAGCAACAGATATGATAATTGATTCAGGATATGGAGAAGGATTTTGTATTGGTAACATTATGAAATACGCTATGAGGTTTGGTAAGAAGAATGGTAAATCTAACCAAGACCTTATGAAGATTATGCACTATACTATAATAGCTTTGTATGTAAACAATAAGGAAGAACAAAATGATTGAAGATAAAATAGGAACTAAGCCTTACTTAGGAATTGAAATAGACTACGATAAAGAAAAAACATTTGATAAGTTTAGTCTTGATACATTGAAAGATAGATATCTTTGGGAGAATGAAACACATGCACAAGAAGCATTCGCAAGAGCCTCCGTCTTCGGAGCAACCTTCAAAGGGGAGACAGATTTTGAACTTGCTCAGAGACTTTATAACTACAGTTCCTCTCGTTGGTTCATGTTTAGCACTCCTATACTTAGCAACGGGGGTACAACTCGTGGGCTTCCTATCAGTTGTTTCCTTAATTATGTTCCTGACAGCAGGGGTGGGTTATCTTCTCACTATGACGAGAACATTTGGTTGGCAAGTTCAGGTGGAGGCATCGGTGGATATTGGGGCGATATTAGGAGCAATGGTGTTTCAACTACTCATGGCTCTCGTTCTACTGGAAGCATTCCTTTCATGCACGTAGTTGATTCACAGATGTTAGCCTTTAATCAAGGCACAACAAGACGTGGTTCTTATGCTGCTTACATGGACATAAGTCACCCAGAGATTGAAGAGTTCATTAACATGCGTAAAGAATCTGGTGGAGATATTAACAGAAAGAATCTTAATATACATAATGGTATAAACATTACTGACTCATTCCTTGAAGCAGTAGAGAAGGATGAAGACTGGAGATTGATTGACCCTAAATCTAAGGAAGCAGTTAAGATAGTAAACGCTAGAGATTTATGGTGGCAAATCATT